TATGTCCTCTAGAAGAAAGGCAACAAGGTATAGTTAATGGCATTAAGTAACTCTAAAAACTTTGAATTAAATGTAACTGACTACATTGAGGAAGCTTATGAAAGATGTGGTTTAGAATTACGAACAGGCTATGATTTAGAAACAGCTAAAAGATCTATGAATTTACTTTTGGCTGATTGGGCTAACCGAGGTCTTAATCAATGGACCATTCAACAAACTATTACTACTGTAACTGAAGGGGTAAATTATATTTCTCCCGGATCAGATACAATTGATGTATTGGATGCTGTTTTAAGACGAAATCAAAATGGAACTGACACAGATATGTCTTTAGGAATGGTAAGCCGTGCCGAATTTTTAAATATTCCTGATAAATCTAATAAAGCTAGACCGACTCAATATTTTGTAGATAAACAAATTGATCCTAAAATATATTTATGGCCCACTCCAGATAATAGTACAGATAAAATAGTTTATAATAGATTAGTAAGAATGGATGACGCTGATGCGGCAACTAATACTTTACAAATGCCTTTTAGGTTTTATCCATGTTTAGCAAGTGGGTTAGCTTATATGCTTTCTGTTAAAAAAGCGCCTGAACGAACAGAATTATTAAAAGCTGCATATGAAGATGATATGCGAAGAGCTATTGATCAAGATGAACCTCGTTCATCCTTTAGAGTAGCTCCAGACATGAGGAGCTTTATGATAAGATAATGAATTACGCTCTTGGAAAATTTGCAATTGCTATTTGTGACATTTGTGGTCAAAGATATAAATTACATCAATTAAAAAAACAATGGAATGATTGGAAAGCATGTCCTGAATGTTATGATCCAAAACAACCACAATTAGAAATACCTACAAATACTGTAGATCCACAAGCATTATACGAGCCAAGACCTAGTATTGATGTAGAGGCTGGTGAAGGTGTGGTAAGAACAGAAAATCCTGGGTTTGTTAATTCAAAAGAAGATTTAATTGGTCATGCTTTTAGAACTAATTCTTTAAATGGACAATTAGGTAGTATAACGGTGGTAGTATAATGGCATACACATACACAACATTAAAAGCAGCTATACAAGATTTTGTCGAAGATTCAGGAACAACCTTTGTTGCTAATCTAGATAATTTTATACAAAATGCTGAACAAAGAATATTTAGTGAATCAGATTTACCACTAGATAGAAAAAATTCTACGGGTAATACCACAGCTAACAATAAATATCTTTCTACTCCAGATGATTTTTTATCTACCTATAGTTTAAGTATTGTTTCTAGTGGAACACATCATTTTCTTTTAAATAAAGATGTTAATTTTTTACAAACATTTGATCCCGATCCTGATACCACACGAGGAATGCCTAAGTATTATTCTTTATGGGATGAAAATACTTTTATACTTTCACCCACCCCGGATCAATCATATGAAGTAGAATTGCATTATTATTACAAGCCTGTTTCCATAACTACATCTACAGATGGAACATCTTGGTTTGGTACTAATGCTCAAAACGCATTATTATATGGATCATTAGTTGAGGCTTACACATTTTTAAAGGGTGAGCCGGATTTAATAAAACTGTATAATGATCGTTATATGGAAGCGCTGTCTAGGTTGAAAAATCTTGGAGAGGGACGTAACCGTACAGATGAATATCGTTCAACAATAGTAAGACAAAAGGTGACTTAAAATGTTTACAGCAGAAGTAAAAATGAATACTGGAGATGTTAATGTTATAACAACGCAAAATAGAGGAATGACTCCAGAAGAAGTAGCTAAATTAGCTATGGATAGAATAATTTATGTTAGTGGCGATGCGCCCGATGGTATTAAAGAACAAATTAATACTTACAAAGAAAAGCTTTTTCATGTATTAGTTATATATATGACTCAAGCGGTTCAAAGTGATCGCACTAATGTAATAAACCTTCTTGAAAAAGAAGGACATCGTTCGTTAGCTGAATCAATAAGGAGAATGTAATGGCAATAACGCAAGCAATGTGTAGCAGTTTTAAACAAGAATTGTTGCAAGGTCTTCACAACTTTACTAACGGAAGTGGTGGTGGAACTACGACTAGCACTGGTACCGGGAACACATATTATGTGGCTCTCTATACTAATAGTGCTTCTCTAGACGCTACTACAACCGCATACGCATCGGCCAATGAGGCAACTGGAACAGCTTATTCAGCTGGCGGTCAGTCTCTGACTAATGTAACGCCATCACTATCTGGAACAACAGCCCTAACAGACTTTGCAGATGTAACTTGGTCTTCTAGCTCTATTACTGCTAGAGGAGCATTAATTTACAACTACAGTCTTGCTGGAAATAATGCTGTATGTGTTTTAGATTTTGGTAGTGATAAAACAAGTTCTGCTGGAGATTTTACAATTCAATTCCCAGCTGCTGACGCAACAAACGCTATTATTAGAATAGCTTAGATTTAAAAAGGTAGGTTTATGGCCCTGAAATTCTATGATAGAACCAAGGAAGAAGCTACCACAACAGGCACGGGAACATTCTCGTTATCTGGAACTGGAGCTGATGGAGGTTTTAGAGCCTTTTCAGCCGTTCATGCAACGGGTGATGAGGTCTTCTATTGTGCTGTTGATTCTTCCAATAATGCTTTTGAGGTAGGTAAAGGAACTTTAACTTCTGGTACTCCTTGGACTTTATCTAGAACAGAAATTAAATCTTCTTCTAACTCTAACAACAAAGTCAATTTTGCTTCTGCTCCTGAAATATTTTCTACATACCCGGCTGAAAACGCAGCTTTCTTTGATACGGATATGCCTAATAATGTTGTGGAAACAGACGCTATATTTACTGACACGTTGACAGCGGATAAAGCTCTTTCTGGACAATTTAAAGGTACATTACAGTTTAATAAATCTTATTTTACTTCTACCGATTATACAGTTGCATCAGGTCATACATTAACTGTAACAGATAGTGCTGATCTATATGCTGTTAATATCACTACATCTACGACTATGGATAGAACGGGTGACTTTACAAGCGATACAACTGTTACTGCTGATACTTTATTTTCTCCTGGAATTAATGCTTATGCTACCGTGACTATAAATAATGGTATTACAGCTACTGTATCTCCCGTTGGCACAACATTTGTTAATAATGGTAACGGAATTATTTCTGATAGTTTTCAACAAGAAGGAGGTTCTGTTAAGTGGAAATTACCTTTAAGCGATGGCGCTCCTAATACCGAAATTGTAACAGACGGAGTTGGAGGATTAAAACTTAAAGGCTCATCAAGTGGAGGAGGAGCAGCAACTCCCACACCTACAGAAGAAAGATTGGTTAAGGTTTGGGATTACAATAATTATACTCCGTCTGCTCCACTACATGGTTTTGAATGTATGGTTCCCACATCACTAGCAGCAAGTCCTAACGAAATAGAAAGTTTTCATTGGAAATTGAAATTTCTTAATTTTGGTAGCACTAATGATACTACCGCTGATTATAATAATATCTTGTGTTACATCGCTCCCCTTTCCACAGCTGGTGGAAGTCCTATATTAGACAGCACGAGTGCTAATTATTATGGATATATATTTTATAGAAACAGTACCAACACAGCATGGACGCAAAGTTATAGTTTTCAAAGCGCAAAAGATATAACTCATAGTGGTAATGGAGTATCAAATGGTAGTTATGCGTGTAATGATTATGGTTTAAATCTTTGGGGGTATAATGGTAATCCGCAAATACCTTCTTGGGGTACTACTAGTTATTATGGTCCTAGTATTGCAAATAATCCATTTAGCTCAACAAACTATACTAATCAGAGAACAAATTTAAATGGCAGTATTAGAATACAAAACACCATAATGAGTCCTGATTGTGATTGGGAATTAACTTGGTCAAGTTATCAAAGCACTTACTCTCACCGAGCCGGACAGGCATGGGGAACTATGATGAATCAGCCCAATAATAATAATACTCTGAATAAAGTTACAACTAATCATGCTCAAGGTATTAAATTGTGGTTTTTACCGAATGATGTAAATAATTTAAGCGGCACTAATATAACTGGTGTAGTAAGTGGTAGAATAGAATGCTGGGTAACATTAAAACAATCCGCAGCTGAATTAGCAGTAGCTTAATGAGAAGAATTGCAAACGAATTAAATATATAGTAAAAAGGTAATATTATGGCATCGTTAATAAAAACAAATAAGATAAGCACACCAGGTGGAGAAGATTTTACTCTTCCGACTACCTATCCAGCTTCTAAATCTACACTACAATCCACTAGTAGTGGGGTTTGGCAATACAAAACAGGCGGTGTTTCTACTGATCAAATGGGTTCAACTAGTACACCAGCTGTTATTGGTGAAAGATTTTGCGATAAGGTAAGGGTAAATAATACTGTTGCTACACCTTCAACCGTTAACCTAAGTTTGACACCTGATAATACGAGTGATGTTGATAATATTGCTTGGTCAAAATTAGAATTTGCGGGAGTGTGTTTTGATAATAATTCAGGTAATCTTTATGCTCATCCTAACATTAAATTAAAAGATGCTAATGGCTCTGCTATCCTTGATAGTAATTTTAAACAATCCTATAAAAAACGTGACTCTTATAATGCAGGTAATGGAAGTTATGTAAATAACAATGGCAATGCGAGTTCTAACGGCTTTAAGTTGAATTATACTTATAGTATAGCTGCTGGAAGTTTAAGTAGCGATGAAGGTTTTACAAAAACTGCTGGGTGGACAGGAGCTGCATTGCTTAGTGGTATAGTTTATATTTATTGCTTAACGCCTGCTCAAAACAGTGCATCAGACCTGAATAGAAAAGGTATGATTAGAATGATTTCTCAAATAACATACAGAAATGATCGAACCTTTAGTAATTCTAGTTGTTATTTTACTCAGAATTTTAGTGATTTTTATATGAATAGCAATGGAGCAACGTGGAATCAAGCTACTCAACTTGATTTTTATGATACGAATGGTAATAACATTAATGAGGGTTTGTTTTGGACATACTCTTTCCTTAATCCAACTAAAACATAGGATATAATATGACGGTTAGAACAGAAAAAATACAGGCATTAACAGGATCAGCTCCTTTAAAACTTCCTACATCTTTACCCTCTACAAGTACAGCAGTTCAGGTAGACACAGATGGAACGATGTCTGCGGAGTCTGGAACAGCTACAACATTTAATACTTTGACAAATAGTGCTGGTGAAACAGGGTGGGTATGTTTAAATGTTGTAGAGCAAGATGCTTTAGCAGCAGAGATTGATATTAAAATAGCTTCAGGATCATCTGTATCCGCTTCTGATATATATATGTATAAAATACTATTTGATCTTCATGGTAGTCAAAACAGTTCAACTGGAGGACAGTATCTGTATGTAGCCCCCTTAAACGGAAGCACCAATATATCTAATGGTAATTTGATGAATGCAGGTTGGCAATATGGCGGTAGCAGTAGTGCAAGTTATGGCCCTTCTGGAGGCACAGGAAGCGCTAATACTTATGAATTTACCCTGAGTAGTATTATAGGAACGGGCAATTCTTCTGATACATATAGCGCGCAATTTGATATGGCTACAACTCAAACAAGTACCTATCCTTGGAGAGCAGGTATTTACGGTGAAATGAGGTATTACAATGGAGCCGGGTTAAGACACTTCTGTGAACAAGATATGGCTATGAATTGGAGTCAAGCTACTGGTAATGGTGACTGGTATCAATACAGTTACGGTTATCAAATGTATAGTAATTATTATGTTCAAAAACCTTACAGCTCTCGAACCAATACCCAATTCGCTGATGGATTTAAATTTTATAGTAATAGCAGTAATAAATGGCAGGGAAATATTCAACTTTGGGGTATTACTAAAACATAAGGAGAAAAAATGTCGACACTTGCTACAAATAAATTAGGAACGCTTTCAGGTAATGCTGATATGACACTCCCTTCAACACGCCCTAGCGCTACCGCAGAGGGTTATCTTGATGCTAATGGAAATTTAACTTTTAGTGCTGCTGGAGCAACGCCTTGTGAGTTTTATGTAACTGATGCTGGCACTCCTATGGTAACAACAGTTTTTGTTGATTCTACCTATAATGATGCCACTCCTGCTGTAGGAGATTCTAATTATAGTAACAGTAGTAATGATTATTTTGGATGGAATTTAGGACTTTGGAATTTACCCGCTGCTATACAATCAAATTATTTAGCTCAAGCAAATATGAGGTGGCTCGATTTAGATTTTACTTTTTATAATAATGATGATCAGGGCAGAGGAACTCTTGCTTATTTTATGATTTTAAACAGAGCTGGCACAGCTCATGGTTGTAGTAATGGCAATACAAGTGGAATCGGTGATAGTTATGACAGCCAAGCAGGAACAAACAATGTTTGGGAAGGTAATTCCAATTGGGGTAGAAATACAACCAATGCAGGCTCTAATTCTAATTCATGGTCTGGACAATACAATCAATGGTCATCTGGCCCTTATCTGTATCAAACAAATAGTAATACCCAAGTAGGACAAGCTAGCGGAAGACTGCACGTAAAGTGTGCGCCTGGAGCGTATCAAAGAGTATGGCATGATGGATATTATACTCATGGTAACAGCTTTAATTATGGCCCCAACTGGTATTGTGGAGCTAAAATGCCATATCGACAAAACACAACATGGTCTACCTCTAATCAGTACACATGGGGTGGAGAATTTGGCGGATTTAGATTAAATGGAGGTGGATCTAGTACAAATGACGCCAACAATCAAGTGTGGCTGACTGCTGTTTTAAAATGCAGAATTAAACCAACGGCTGTTGTATCAAGTTAAGGAGAGAAAATGGCATATCCAACTAAAAAGACATTAACCAAAGGTAAAATCAATGATAGAAATCCAACAACATTTGAAAGAGAGTGGAGGGATGAAACGGATGATGAGTTAGCCATGAGACAAGCCGATCATGACGCTTCTATTGATAATTACCATGTTTCAAGAATTAATGATTATATAGAGTTATTACAGGGTACAAAATCTCAATTAGATTGGACACAATTAGTGGATGCTCCAATAAAAAATCAAGACGCATTTACAACATATCGAGCAAGTTTAGATGCATTAATTGCAAACAAAGGTGAATATGTGGATGGAAGTGGTGATCCGGTAGATAAAACAGATACTTTTTGGGATGAAGGAAGTGTTTTATATGATTTTGTTCCTACAGCTCCCACTCCAGAATATAAAGATGATTACGATCCCGAAAATCCCGAAGGTCACGAACCCCCATCAGAATAGGAGATGAAAACCAGATACTCGTATTCTTTTTTAAAATAGGATAAAATAAAATATGGCATTTGGTTTTGACTCATACGCACAAGACGCTTTCTCCACTTCAGGAGGAGGGCCAGTCAATGTAACTGTATCCGCTACAGGCGTAGCTGGAACAACTAATCTTGGAGTTGTTACAACCAAATTTGACATGGTGTTTGAGGTTACGGGTGTTCAGGCAACTGGAGCCATCGGAACTGTTAATGCAGGAGCGGGCGTCTTAGTCTTCCCAACGGGTGTATCGGCAACTGCTGAATTAGGTAACGAAACGGTCTTTGTAGGTATTCTTGTTCCCGTTAATAACACTAACCTTCTAATGACAGCAGAGTTAGGGACGGCTGAAGCTGTCTTACCAATTACTGCTGAAGTAACTGGAGTTTCTGCAACGGCTCATTTAGGGCAAGAAACGGTTGTTGCAGGTAATGTTATAGCTAAACCAAGAGGTGATGAAACATTTAATGTGACGGTTGCTAATGGTGGTAGTGGTAATGTTTATTACTTAAATTACTTTATGCAGACTACTCTTGATAGTCTTCATCCTCCATTTACTTATCGCTTTGATTTATCAGACTCCTCTACAGGAGGTCATCCTTTACGATTCTCTACTACGGCAGATGGAACGCATGGAGGAGGAACGGAATATACAACAGGCGTAACAGTTAATGGAGTTGCTGGTAATCCGGGAGCTTATGTAGAAATTACTCTTACTGATTCTACACCACAATTATATGTCTATTGTGCAAACCACTCAGGCATGGGTTTCATGCTTGATATGGATTATAATGCTGAAATAATTGGAAATACCGCAGTAAATAGTGTAACAATTAAAGCATCTATACTTATTCCGGTAAATAACTCTGGAATGAATGTTTTTGGTATAGTTGGAGATGTAAATGTAACAGGCACAGCTCTTATTACTCCAACCGGAGTGAGTGCCACAGGATTTATTTCTTCTGGTCAAGTACCTGCTGTTAATGTGTGGCAAGTGATTGACGATTCGCAAACCCCAGGTTGGACGGAGATAGCAGCGTAATGGCAAGTACATATTCAAATTCTTTACGATTAGAACTTATTGCTACCGGGGAACAAGCTGGTACATGGGGTTCTACCACCAATCGAAACATGGGAACTTTATTAGAACAAGCAATAGCTGGTTATGAAGTTATAACTATTTCTGGAGATACCACTCTTACAACAAATAATGGTCAAACAGATCAATCAAGAAATATGGTTCTTGATGTTCAAGGAACTATTGCAACAACTGCAACTATTTTTATTCCGGCTCAAGAAAAATTATATGTTGTAAAAAATGGAACAACGGGTGGACAAAGTATAGCTGTAAGAACAACTGGGCCTACAGGAGCAAGTGTCACTATTCCAAATGGTAAAACAACAATTTTGTATGGCACGGGTTCTAATGTTTATACAGCTCTTACATTTACTGATGATTTAGATATAGATAATATTAATTTTTCAGGAAACACAATTTCTTCCACAGATACTAATGGAAATATTAATTTAAATCCAAATGGAACAGGAAGTGTGGTTCTTTCTAAAGATGTAACAGCAAATCAAAATTTAACAGTAAGTACAAATTTAGCCGTGAATGGAAATACCACTTTAGGCGATGCCTCTGGAGATACAACAACAATTAATGGTAATGGTGTTTCTATCCCTAATGGATTAAATTTTGATACTAATACTTTAGTGTTAGATCAAGTTAATAATAGAGTGGGTATTGGACAAGCCAATCCGTCTTCTGCCCTTCATGTTGCTAATAGAACAATTACCGATGATTTTACTATAGGCGGCACGGGTGGTTATCAATTCCCTAGCTCTGCTGGAACTTCCGAACAAATTTTACAAATGAACAGTTCTGGAAATTTACAGTTTGTTGATATTGGAACAATTGGAGCATGGTCAACTGTAGGTAATGCTATAAGTGGTGGAGCAAATTCCATGACTATTTTTGGATCTGTTGCTTATGATGTATGGTGGGCTACTTATCGGTTACTCTTTGATGCTACAACTTTAACAACATTTAGAGTTGGTTTAGTCGATTCAGCTGGTAACCAAGTATCTGCTAGTAACATATTTAACAGCACATTTATCTACCAAGATGTTTCAGGAGCTAGTGGAGGCGCTGTAACATCAAATGCAAATAAATCTTCTAATGCAGCCACAGGAGTTATTGCTGTTGGAAGTGTCCCTTCTTCAGCATCAACGGAAGTAGTTGTTGAGGGAACAATGTATTTATTTAGAAATGCTCAATACTCTTCAGGAAATAATTTTGCTGGTAATGCTCAATCTACGTGTACCAAAGATGGTGGAGCAACTGGTGATATAGGTACTACAAGTCAATGTTATATAAAGGAAGCGTCAGCAAATGCGACTGCTGTATATGGCTTAGTGTTTAGTGAATTAGGTGGCAACACCTTAAAATCAGGATCTCGTATAGATTTATATGGCGCATCATTCCCAACTTAAGGTAAACAATGCTAGAGAATGTTCAATTCAAACCTGGAGTTATAAAAGAAGGAACACGCTATTCAAATGAGGGTGGATGGTATGATTCTGACAAAGTAAGATTTCGTTCAGGTTTTCCAGAAAAAATAGGTGGTTGGGAGAAAAGAGGAAGTAATACTTTTCAAGGTATTTGCCGTAGTTTAAATCAATGGGCCGCTATTGATGGAAGTCAATATATAGGTGTTGGAACTAATCTTAAATTTTATGTATCTGAAGGTGAAGCTTATAATGATATTACACCAACGAGAAAAACTTCTTCACTAACAAATCCATTTACAACTGTTAACGGATCTACTTTAGTTACCGTAACTGATGCGGGCCATAACGCTGGTCAAAATGATTTTGTAACTTTTTCAGGAAGTGGCGCTGTTGGCGGAGTTCCAGCAGCAGATTTTAACAAAGAACATCAAATAGTTACAATTATTGATAATGATAATTACACCATAAATGTAGCCACCTCTGCGAGTTCAGCAGTAAATGGAGGTGGTTCAGTTAATGCTGTTTATCAAATTAACACGGGTTCAGTGGACTATACAGCTGGTGTAGGTTTTGGAGCTGGTTTTTTTGGTGGAACACAAACAGGAGTGCAATCCACAACTACAACCGGAACTAATAATGCTGGCTCTAGCACTATTAATGTAGTATCCACTGCTGGTTTTACAGTAACAGGAACAATATTAATTAATGAAGAATTAATAACTTATGGAGCATTAACAGCTACATCTTTTACAAGCTGTACAAGAGGTCAATCAGGAACACAAGACGCAACACATACAGCTGGAGCTATTGTTCAACAAGCCGATACTTTTATTGG